AAACAGATGGGACCCGGAACTCCTATTTTTGATTATTATTATAAAACTGGACCTATGGATATAGATGTAGATAGTGTAGGAATTAAAAGTTCAGCATTTAAAGGAATACCGGACAACATAGCTGAACGTCATCTACACCACATACGAAACGCACATAGTTTAAATCCAAATAAAAAAACAAATGTATTAATAAAAAGGCCAGAGAGGGACGGAATAGGAATGGAATTTGTAGGAGCAAAAACTACTACGGCTCCTATTTTAAGAGGGTTTAATAGCGGTTCTTTATTAAAGACATACGAAAAAGTGTACGGGAGTAAAGTTGACCCAAAAGGGATGATTGAAGTAACTCAACTTATGAATGGATTATCCGATAAAAATTTAAAAAAATTAGGGGAAGCTATGGGACAGAATACTCCGAATAGAGCTACTGCTTTTAAGTTTCTTTTGAAAGCTAGAAAAAGGAAACAATCAGGAGAGAAATTAAGTAGAAAAGTCCCTGATAAAAAAAATGGAGGTTTTAAAACAATAGTAAGCACTGAAGGAAAATATTTAAATGCTTGGGAAGAGATAGGGAACCCATTAGCCACAATAAAGGACACTAATGGAAATGTAATCAGTAACAGTAATTTAGCAGATATTGTTATTCCCGATGATGGTTTAATACATTCTACCGGATCATTTTTATCTTCCAACAAAGAGTTAGGCGGTGTTAATTATTTTCTTACTACCGACATAAAAAACCTAAAGTCCTACGTTACCGGAAGTGATAAAGCGGATTTATTTGATATGGAGGGAGGTAAAGATTCAGTTCAATTACTAGTTACTGTGCCTACTCAAGTAATAAACCACACTTCTAAAAAGAAGTATAAATTTGATAAAAGCCGTATGCGGTCAAAAAATACTAAGCAGAACAGAAAAGTTAAAAAAGAAATGGCTCAACATAGGCAAGATATGAAGGACATGAAGTTTACTCCGGAATCAAGACACTATAGGCAAGCTCTTTCAAACGCTGCACAGTTATCTGCTACCTTTGCACAGACTGATTCCGGGTTATTTACTCCACCTCCTCAATCAGAACCTTAAGATACCACTCAGCCTTCTTTAAATCCTCTACACCATTCTTGTACCGATACCTCCACAGGTACTTAAGTATATTCCCCTGTAGGTAATACTCAAATCCCTCACCCGTAGCTGCCCGTATAGCATCTATCGCTTCAACCCCTGCTTGATTGTAATGGGAGGGGTTGTTTACCATGTCCTCTTTAGTCTTCATTTGGACCTCCTACCCTTTCCGGATAAATATTGAGGGACAGGTTTCCCGTATTTTTTATTGAGCCACTCTAGTAGTCTATCCATCAACCGCACTCCTTCTGTCCCGTTTCCGGATCAATAAAGCAAGCTGATCCCTCTGGTTCCACTTCAATCTTATTAAGAATACCGTAGCGTTTACCGTCAAGCCTGAAGGTAGTCACCCCTTTAAGTTTCCCCTTCCACGCTTTGAGGTAGACTTCTTTGAACTCGTCAAAAGTAACTTGGCTACCCACATTAATAGTCTTAGATACAGCACTGTCCACAAACGGCTGAACTGCAATCTGCATATCAAGGTGATCGTCAACGGTAAGATCATCCGTAGTTTCCCCCTTAATCCCGTATCTATCATACGCGAAATCCCGTAGGCGAATAACCTGAGGCCCCACTTCCGTCTGTACTGTACGATCCAATTCATGTTGAAATACTGGCTCTATCCCACTTGAAATATTATCTGCTGTAAAACTTATTGTACCAGTAGGAGCGATACTTGTCAAGTGGGAATTTCTCATCCCCTGTTTTTTAATCTTGTCCTTAAGGTCCTGAGGTAGTCTGGATACATACTCACCCTCTAAGTATTTATCTGTCTCAAACAGCGGAAAGGAACCCTTCTCTAAAGCTAAGTCGGAACTTGCTTCAAACGCATCACACATTAAGGTCTTTAGAACCTTACGGGTAAACCGTCTGCCAGTAAGACTACCGTACTCATACCCACACATAGAAAGACAATTAGCCAATCCTGTAATTCCAAGTCCCATCCTACGTTTGGTCTTAGCTTCAGTTTCCTGAGTAGGAAGAGGATAGGTAGTGCGATCAATAACATTATCCATAGCCCTGACGACATGGGGAATATCCTCCTTAAATTTAACAAAGTCAAACTTCTTAGTTACCTCATTGACGTACTTAACAAGGTTAAAGGAACCTAAGAGACACGCTCCGTAAGGTGGTAGAGGCTGTTCGCCACATGGGTTAGTAGCGGAGATAGTCTCACAGTACCACAACGGATTATCATTGTTTATCCGGTCAAGAAATAAAATCCCCGGTTCTGCCCAATCCCAGTTATTACGCATGATCTCGTCCCATAGAGCCTTGGCGTTGATAGCTCTGTACTGCCTACCGTCAAACTTTAGAGTAAAGGGTTTATCGTCCCTTACGCACTCCATAAATTCATCCGTAACACCTACGGATATATTAAAATTAGTAAGACGGTTCTCATTACGTTTAGCCCGGATGAATTCCTCAATGTCCGGATGGTCCACTCTAAGTACAGCCATCATAGCTCCCCGTCGATGACCAGCAGACATTATGGTTTGACACACCGCATCAAAAATGCCCATAAAACTAACAGGGCCACTAGCGGAACTATCAAGGCTAACAATCCGGTCACCACTAGGACGTATCCGACTAAAGTCAAAACCAATTCCACCACCTCTCCGCATTGTCTCAGCGGCTTGGGTAGCTCGTTCCATGATGCTTTCCATAGAGTCCTCGATGACTCCGGAGACAAAACAGTTATATGCTGTAACATCTCTTGGTGATCCCATTGCTGCTTGGACCCTTCCGGCTGGCATGAACCGTTGGTTAAGTAGGATATTCCGGTAGCTCTGTCGGTGTTCCTCATTGTCTGCCATTGCCGCTGCCTGTCTCGCACACGCTTCACTGAACGCTTCATTTGGTAACCTATACTTCTGAGAATGTAAACTATCACACGCTGGTATCTGTGGCCCGTATTCCATTAAGTCTTCTCCATATCTACATGAATTTCAAAACATACCCCACTGGCTTGAACAGCATGAGGCTGTGTCCTAGCTTTAGCTACAGCTTGAGGGAGTACGATTTCTTTACAGTGCTTCATATTCTCTTCCGGAGGAGCTTGGAATACTCTGGTATGTAGACTACCGTCCGGAAACATAATTGTCAAAACTAAAACTAGAACTTTCATAACGCACTACCTCCGACTAAATCTGTGAGATCAGGCTCCTTATAATTCGGTCCCTTAAGCACCTTCCCTTCTTTATTATACATTGGGTTACCTTCATTGTCAAGTTTGGACATATTAGAATTATGAACCCGATTAAACGGGGCATCAAAACCACTAGGAAAGGTATTAAAACTAATGAAAGTGCCGGATACAATATATTGAACATCAGCTAGTTCCTTTAGAAAATTAGCCCATTGCCCTTTAGTACCCTTTTTCCCACGGATTAATTCCACGGAAAGAATATCTATAGCCTCTGATACTTCTGCGACTTCCTCTAGTAGTAATTTTTTCCGTAGTTCCAAAACGGAGACACGGGGATCACTATCTACATCCAGATTCATAGCACGATGAAACCTTGCTACTTTCTGTTCTCTACTTACATAAGTATGTTGCATCAATGCACCGGATGATCTGGATATTTAATCGTCAGGTCCATATAACAACTATGGAATAATAAACTTATAGCTTTCCTTAACATATCGTTTTGCTCCTCTGTATTTCCAGCTTTGTTTAGCCCACTTATAAGAGTGTGGGCTAATTCTATTCTACCGATTAATGGGTCCTCCGGAGTAAAGTTTATTACCGGAGTTTCTTCCTCATTACTCATCAGGTAAATAACCTTCCGTGTCTACATCAAAAATCTCTCTTAATTCTTCTTCGTTGTCCTCCACAAGATCACTAAATCTTTCGATGATGTCCTCCGTAGTGATATTAAGTACCTCACATAAGAAGGAAGGTTCAGCTAGATTAGACACCCTGTTTAAAAACTGTTTATGTGGTAATGACATTTTTTATATTCTCTATAGTACACCATTTGAACCCTTCCTTTTCACACCATTCGGACATGGTTATCTTACCGTTCTTACGGACTTTTTTAGAGGGTTTATACAGGACAAAGATTAACTCGTCCGGAGGGACTAGGGAGTTTCGTATGGCTCTGTATTTCTGTACGTCACCCTCCCTAAAGAACCCTTTACACTCCACAATAGTATGGACATTTACAAAATCCGGTATGTAATTCTTATGGATAACATAAGGGATTTTGTGACGTTCATAATGAAAGGAGTTACCAAGGATTTTCCCTACCTCCGCTTCAAATTTATTTCGATACTGAGGCATTTGACTTTTTAGATATTTTATGTAGCTGCTTTGTATCGCTACGGGTCAAAGCCTGTGTCATGCTCCCTATCTGGGAGATAAAGGGGGAGCCTTGTAATTCCCAACCTTCATTTAATAAAGTGGTCACCGTTTCTTCAAACCTATCCGGTCTGGAGGAACTTACTACTTTATATTCAATAGTCATCAGGAGTTACTCTCTGCTTGAGGGTTAATGTCCAAAGCACCTACGGACTTATTAATCTCCGCTATGCGCTCCTCTATTTTGACCTTGGTCTTTTCCAAAGATTCCTTCTCGCCCATAAGCCTCTTCCGTTTAATCTCGTTGATCTGGCTATCGGAAACTACAATAACCTGTGGTTGAAAGAATGTAGAAAACAAGTCATTAACAATCATAATCTAATCTCCTTTACGTTGGGGTAATTGACAACTTTACTTAGATACCTTGGACCACTTGCGTAGGCAAAGGCTTTTAAATCTGGATAACAGTGCTTTTTGTATTGGCAGTAAGAACACATAGTAGATAGTTTCAAGTTGCCCGATTTGCCATCCGGAATGACGTTTGAGCATTGAGAGGGAAGTTCTTCTGCCTTTACGGACTTTTTTACGGCTTCCACACGCTCCTCTATGTCTGCATTGTAGAACTCGTACATAGGGTGGTCCGTATCGTCCAGATCATACGTCAGGGTACACAAGTGACCGTTCTGTTTATCCATTGCTAGATAGGACCACTTCCGTTCCCCCTCTGAATGAGCATAAGCCTTCACTTGATCTATATATCCGAATGGATCATCAGCGGCAAGGCTACCGTCCTTAAACTTTTTAAATCCGAATGTGCTTACGGACTTTACGTCCACTACTTCCCCGTCAATCTTACAGTCCATGTGTCCCTTAATCCCTCTGACTTCACATAGCTTCTGTTCATCCGTAACCTTGTGTCCGGACATACGGACGAGAAACAAAATCATTTCCTCAATAAGATGACCATAGAGAAACTTAATCAAAGTATAGGCAGGGATTTTCTCTCCGATCCATTTATGGAAACTGTACCACAGCACCCTATCCGGTCTGCCTATAGCGGATAGCCTTAGACCTCTACGGTTAGCGTAATCATTATTAGGTAGAAATTCCTTACGCATGATGTCCTTCATGGCCTCACCGAAACGCTCTATTTCTTCCTCCACATTTACACCTTTAGGAACATTCCGGTTCTTCATAAGGGAATAAATATCGTCTACTAATGTATTTAATGTGTATCTGCCCATGTTTCCCCTACCTTATATTCACCGTCTAAAGGACAACGGAGGTTAAGTTTAATTCCGGCTGCTTTGATACATTCCACCGCAAGCCATCCAAATTTATCTGCTTGATCCTCCCTGACTTCTGCTTGAAATTCATCGTGAATATTGCCTACAAACTTATAGTCTATACTATGTAGTTTAGCGTACTCATCCAGAATTGTCAAGGACTTTTTCATAACAACAGAAGCAGCAGACTGAAGGAGAGTATTAAGTGCAGCATGATTACTCCTTATGATAAGTTTACGATTGTCGAGTCCTTTGAGGTATCCCCGAACAGCGGCATTTGAGACTCTTTCTCGTAACTGTCTAAGAGATGGCGTGTTTCGGAGAAATAACTCTTTAAGCCTAGCTCCATCTCTCTTAGTACCACCAACGATGCTTCCGATTTTCGCATCTCCGGCTCCATAGAGGAAAGCATAGATAAAAGTTTTAGCACTGTCTCTTGTTTCAAGTCCAGCAGCTTTCTGGTTAGCTGTGTGGACATCTCCATTGATGACTTCATGTGTATACTCCTTATCGTCCATGTAATGACATAACATTCTCAGTTCAATTCCGGAAGCGTCTGCACCTACTAGCTTTCTTCCCTTAGGGACCGTCCAGCAACTTCGGCAATCACTTCCGTAGGGGGAGTAACTAGCAGGGACTTGAGACATATTTGGACTACTATGCGTCATCCTCCCGGTCACCGCACCTATCGTATTTACATACCCATGAACTCTACCGTCCTGTTCAATAGCGTCTAGCCATGATTGTATTTGAGCGGTACGTTTCTGCACCAGTAGATATTCCGCTATAAGCTGTGCTTCGGGAATACCCGTAACCTTAGACAGAATAGCCTCGTCCACAATCACATGACCCTTTTCGGTAAAGTTTGTAGGTTTCCATCCGAAATATTGTAAGTACCTCCCTATCTGTTGACGCGAACCTAGATTAAACTGTGGAAATTCTATGCGAGAAAGAGGACCATTAACACACCGCCAATCATCCCCAAGAAACTTAAGACCGACATTTGATAACTCTCCATTCTTTTTATATTTAGGTTTGATCTCCTTAACGTAGGATGCCAGAGGCACAAACTTATCATGGACTTCTTCCTCTATCTCTAACCTACGTTCCTTTAGGGTAGCGAGAAGATCAAGGCATTTACGTTGATCTAATTCCCACCCGTTTTGAATTTGTTTCGTAATGATTTTCTGAACTTCATGTTCCAGATGGATACTTGTATCACCAAAAGAAGCCAGCTTACTCGTAAGTACATCGTAAACTTTCTTAGTGACCTTGAGGTCCTGAGTACAGTACTCCACCATTTCAGGGGTAAGTTTATTAAAATCAACGTGTTTACCTTTCGGGAAATGAAGACGATCACCCCATGCTCTAAGGGAATGACCGCCTTCCAGTTGAGGATTATAGAGTTTTGACAGGATCAACGTGTCGGTAACCTTTAAACCAGTTAACGATACGCCGACAATATTTTCCAAGTGAACTGCGTCGAAATCTATAAAGTTGTGACCGATAACTTCTTCGTATTGATCGAACCATGCCTGTATCTCCTCTTTGTTAAATGGAAAAAGAAAGTTGCGTACCTCTCCCGATTCGTTCATCGTGCCAATCATCCAGACTTTCGTAACGGGTAACTCTGTGGTTTCTATATCTACGATAAGCTGACGGGTCATTGATTATACTCTCACCATTTTTCAACGCAACGTGTTCAAGTCTATGACAGTTACTACATAGTATAGCACATTTATCTGCCTCGTCAAGAACTTCCTGTCTTATTTTTATACTTCTAAATTTAGCAACGTGCATACTAAAATTTTTTTCCTCCTCCACTAGATGATGGAACTCTAAAAGTTCTCTAGGGAAACTTTCTTTACATACATCACAAGTCATACCGTTCCTCTTTATTAAATATTTTTCTTTATTCCAAATGCCTCTTCTCCTAGATTTTAAATTACGGTTTTTTCTACTTTCTTCAGAACTCTTCATCCTCTACTGCCTTTACTTCTGGAGGCGATCC